GCTTGAACCGTAGTCTGACCAACATCGATGTCGCGTTGGGTTAATGGCCAGCCGATAGCATCTAGTAACTTGCCAATGCGAGTGCCAGTAGTTTGACCAGCTGAAGTGCTAGCCACAGTAGTAATCTGAGCATTGCTGGCAAGTCTGAACCCATCAACTGCGTTGATTGTGGTGTACACAATTTCACCCACATCTTTGGGTGTGGTTGTGCTGTAAGAAGTTATGTAGCCAGCAAAGATTGGATAAGTAACAGATCCATAAGTTGCTGTGATCTGAACTTTACGCATTGGTGTCAAAAGTTGATAGTAGGGAGAGCTTGGGTTGAGTGGGTTGAACGCGCCTGTCTGGTCAATAATTCTTAGGCTCATTGTGCCAGTTTGAAAAACATCAGAAGCAGCTGTACGACCTCGATTAGTTTTAATTTGATCCACTAAGTTTGACACATCGACCACAACTGCTGTTGTATCTGCCAGAGCATTAACGCCAAGAATACCGGCATCAAAAATCATAGGTGAGGCAAAACCAGCACCTGTTGAAAAGTTGATAATGGCATTAATGACTGGAAGGGTCATTCTTTTGGCACTGACCCTGGGGTTGCTTGTGTCAATCCTGTGCGTTGCCCATTAAGCAAAGCAGTATTTACTATATTTACAAAATCATTACCATCTAGCACTGAACCTTGTACATTGACTGTGACTGAGTTACCAGCTGAAAAAGCCGTTTGGCCGCCAGTTGGAATAAAATCACTCATATCACCAAAGTTATAATTATATCTAGCATCAACAGCCGAAGCAAAGCCAGCAAGAGTGCTAGAGCCAGAAGCCATTAGTTTGGCAAAGGTTTCGGCGTAAGCTGCAGTTTTTTCAGCTTCTATGGCAGCCAATGTAGCTGCACCAGCAGTTTCTTGTGCGTAATCTACAAATTGATCCGTAGTCATTTTTGATGTGTCTTTTGAAATAAAAGGCACAATTTTCCCACCATCGGTTTTATAAAGTTTTTCTAAAGATAATTGAATCTCTTCTAAGGATTTTATCCATAATGCAAAAGGATTAGCCGCTGGCTTAATGTCAGCAAGTTGGCCTTGTAAGGCAGCCGTGGCGCGCTGTGATGCTTCTAATTGTTTTTGTAACTTGTTGGCTAAATCAAAGTCCTCATTCAGGATTGCGCGCTGCAATTCTAAGCGTAGTTTTTCATCGGCTGAGATCTTGCCTTTTAATGCTGCTTCTATCTGAATCTGATCCATATTAAAGATTGACTCAGCTTTAGCCAATATTGCTTTGTTGGCAGCAGCCTTTTTATCGGCTGCTATTTTGGCAGCAGCAGCAGCAGCAGCAGCTTTCTTTTCAGCTGCTAATTTAACAGCTGCAGCCTTGGCAGCAATCTTAGCTTGTTTTTCAGCAGCGAGACGAAAAGCATTTTGAGAATCAGTAAAACCACCACCGCCTGCACCTTCTAGTAAGCGCACTTCTTTGCCCATAGCGGCCAAAATATTTATATATGAACCTATTACTGGGATTGCTTGGATATAAGCTTCTAAAGGTATATCGAAAGCTTTACCAGCTACAGGTATATCTTTTAACTTTTGAATAAATACGCCAATGCCGCGAATAAGATCGGCAACATAAAGTGCTGATTTTTCTAATCCTTCATTTAATTCGTCAATGCTTGTATCTTTAGATAACAATTTCAAAGCATCTACAAGGCCTTTACCTATAGTCTCTTTAGCATTATTGGCTGCTACTTGTAACTTGGCTAGTTGTCCGGCATAACTGTTAGCAGCACTAGAAGCTTGGCCAGCAAACAATTTAGTAAGTTTCTGTTGTATATTCTCAAAATCACCTGTGGCTAACTCAGCCTTTGATATACCTATGCCTAAACGGCCTAAAGCAGCAGTTTGTCCTAAGTATGCTTTTTGTAAGCTTTGAGAAACTTGTTCGACCGTCTTACCTGTACCTGCGGCAATATCTAAGGATAAGTTTAATAATTCTTGTGATTGAGTAACTGAGCCAGTGGCTCGCAATAGTCGATCCATAGCAGGCCGTAGTTGGTCATCAAGTATGCCTGTCTGTTTTTCTAAGTTGTCAATAAATTGACCGACTGCAACTGCGTTATTGCCGTAATCAAGTCCAAGATTTTTAAGTGTTATGCCAAGGGATCTAGCAGCATTATCATCTTCAATAAATGCCTTAGCTGCCGACTTTCCAAAATTAATTACGGCTTTAGTGCCGAAAGCCAAACCAAAAGCACCAGCTAATTTTTTTACATTCTTTTCAAGACCAGTTGAGGCTTTACCAGCTTTGTCAAAAGCTTTCTTGCCAGTGAACTCTGCTGCGACATCAATTACAATATTTGCCATTAGCCGCGCACCGTCGCTCTCTGATTCAATTTATTTTTAACTTTTTCAATAGCTCGCAATACGCCATCTTGTGCTTTACCTTCATCTTCTTCATAAGCACGAAATAGAGCGCGACCTTGCATCTTTGCTTGACCCTTAAAAACTGAAGGGTATTTACTATTTAGATTTTTTACAAAAATTGAATCTGGAGTCTTGCGGCCAGCGGTTTCGTAAATGGCGCCAGCAGCAGTTTTATTAAATAAACGCGCTAAAGATCTAAAACCTCGGCGATTAGGCTTTGAAGGTGTTGTCTTATAACCAATACCAGCTTTAACCATTGATGCATTATAGGTAGGAAATCTGCCTTCTCCCATTGATCGAGGTTTCCAGCCACTCAATATTTGACTATCAGAAGGCGCATAGCCCCGAGCCGTCTTTACAACGGGCTTCAGGGCTATCGCCATTTCCTTTGGTAACTGCTTGGCTAAATCAGGAGTGAACTGCCGCAAGGACTTACGAAGTGCGACTGCGCCCTTTACTGCGACTGGCATCTTTCATCTCCTTGTTTCGATCTTTCATAGCCTGTAATAAAGCCTTGAACATTCTCGAATCAAGTTCGAGTAAGTCATTAGGCGCAATCCTCGTTTCCAGACTTAATCTTGCGACCAAGTAAGTGAATGAATCACGCCCTATAATTCCGGGTCATCATCTAGAACTTCCACTTTTGCAAGTGTCTCTAGAAACTCTGCACCGAAAGGCTTGACAGTTTCACCGCTACGGCGAACACACTCCCAAGCCAGCCAATACACGTCGCTCTGCTTTTCATCGTCTCGGAAAGCCTTGTGAAAGCCTTTCTTTGCATAAACTTCGAACGCGTATTCGATCGATGGAGTTATCTGATGATCAGATACAGAGCCATCTGCCCTTGTGATCTTTAGCTTTGCCATTCTTTAGCCCCTTAGTTAGATTGGTTAGAAAGTACCTGATGATGCTACAACTGTTTTGCTGTTGCAAGTGAAGGTGAAATCAATCATGCCTTCATCGCCAACTGCGCCGTTAATATCTGTGATCGAATCGACCAAGATCGTGCCTGTATAAAGTTTGTTCGTTGCAGAGATAGTCACTGGTGAAGTCGCATCTTGAACAGCAGAGAATGCAACAGTTGTGCCATAAGCAGCTTGAATAGTTGCTAGTACGCTTGCTGCTGCTGTGTCGTTTAAGAATGACACTGTGATGGTATCTGCTGATAGTCCGGTAACGAACTTATGAGCTGTGTCGCCCATCGCGGTTACTTCGATCTGGTCTGACACACGATTGAGTGTAAAAGCTGTGCAATGGTCAGAAAGATCGACTGTGGCAATCTTAAAACCGACCTTGTTATTTAGAAAAATTGCCATGATTATTCTTCTTCCTTCTTAGTAGTTACTGGCTTTGGTGCTGTGGTGATCTGACCAATCTTCTTCAAGAAGGCTAGATCCTCTGGTGTTAGTTCTGACATGTTAGCTCCAACTTGTTAGGATTGATACGGACATCTCGCAACTGAGCAGATCACCTGATGCAGCATTGAGAACGCTTGGGGCAGATACACTGCCTACATTATAGGTCAAAGAACTGGCAGCGAGTAAATTGAACACTCGAACTACATTAGTTTCAATGCCGTTTAGGTTGCCTTCGTTATCGAATAGAGGCACAGTTAAAATTAGTTTGAAGTTAGCAAGTGGGCTAACAGTGTTACGCGCATTGTTGCTTGGCGCGATGTAGGGATCATCAGGGGTCACGATTACTGAGTTAGCCAGGACAACTGATGGTGGGAAAGCAAAGGTCTGCCACAGTGAGTTATCAACTAGGGCAGTTGCTAGTGTGGTTCTAAGAGTCGTGATCGATGCTGTCATTAGCCCACCATTGAGCGAGGGTCTAGCGCGTGTGCGATCAATCCTCTTACCTTAGCGAGCAGCTGGGCTGACATTCGATAAGGTGAGGGCCTT